TAGCATTTTAATAATTTCTTGTCTTGTTTGGCGAGATACGTCACCACTAATTGACAAGTTAACTACGTTTTGTTGCTTACTGGTATTGTCTTGATATGACTTAACTTTATTAGCTGGAACAACTAACTCTCCTGGAGTCAACATTGCTGGAACGCTATCTACTCCTGCTTTAGAATAAGGAGTTGAAGGTACTATACCTCCGTTATTCATAAAGAAAGGCAATATCATCATTCCAATATCAACGTAAGGATTTCCAGTTGAAGGCATACCGCCGCCTGCTCCACCTTGACCTTGACCTTGAGGATTAAATAATTTTGTAAGTCCTTGTGTTAACGACTCGCCTAAACCACTAAAGAAAGGGCCAATCTTACCTATTAAAGTACCCAAACCTCCTCCTTCGCCTGTACCACTTAATATAGTACCAAGACCAGTTTTAATAGAGTTAATCATACCACTAAAAAGACCACCTTCAGCAAAGAGCGGAGAAGTAATTTCTTCGCCTTCTTTAGCCATAGGAGAAGCTTTACCTCCAAAGCTAGCTGCACCGCCGCCTAATTGTTGTAATTGGCTCATCATGCCAGTAGAAGTATATGTTCCATCTTTATCTTTTTCCATAGTACCGAACAAGCTATCAGTAAAACCTTGACTAAAAGAATTTAACCAATTAGTAGTAAAACTATCTATTAAATCAATTTCCATAAAGTCGCCAGTATTTAAAGCTTCTCTAAACCCTGTCTGAAAATCAGTCTTCATGTTTTCAGCAAAAGTTGCGCCTAACGCCATTTCACGAGTAGATAGCGTTAATCCTTTAATAGCTTTTGCAGTTCCATTTACAGCTTTAGTTGCACCTTTAGCTGCTTGCTCTAACAGTTTTTCTACTTCTGTTCTTTCTGATGTAGCAGCATCTAATTTGTTTTGTAATGGTATAGCAGCGCTAAAACTCATATTTAACAAATCTATGTTACCATCGGCTCGACCAATATTGTTTTTTACCATATCAAGATTTTTATTAAGAGTTAATATCTCTTCACTAAGTTCATTAAATCTTTTTTGAAGACTTTTAATACCTTTAACTTCGGGTTCACCTGAAGATGCAATAAATGGAGTTACTTCAGAAGAACCTGTTGACATACCCCCTTTAAAACCAGCAACCATTCCGTTATTAATAGCTTCAAGTATAGGTCTAAACTTAGAAGTTTGTTTTGCATTTACAACAAATTCTTTATTAGAAAGCATAGCAGGAATCTTGTCGTCAGTAGGACCACCTTCACCTGTTACATAACCTCCTGTAGCATACTTCTTAATGCCGTTTTTTCTATCAAAGTAATCAGAAATAAAACTATTATTTTTAAACAACATTGAATTAACCGCATCTGCTCCGGTTTCAATAGCCCTACCTACAGAATTTTTAGGCATTTCTTTTGTTAATTGTCTTTTTGAATTAATTACTTTTTCTATAAAATCTTCATAGTTATCAACACCAAAAATTGAAACAGCTTTATCCATTAAATCATCATCCAATGTTTTATGTAATGCCAAAATATAACTACCATGAGACTTAGAAATACTATCATTTAAAACATCAGGGGGAGCAATAGACAGATCTTTTGCAAATAAATTTGCCCTTGTTTCACCACTTAGTACGTCACCTTTGTTATCAATCATAGCCATCATGTCTGTATAATAACTATAAAGTTGTCCTTTATAAAATCCAGGTTCATAAGTGCTACCGCTTTTAACCCAATGTCCTGGATTTTTTATTGACATTCCTAAAAAGTCTAAAGCGTGTTTAGTTTCATGCAAACCAATATTATAACTAGTAAAGAAATCATAAAGACTATTAGTGTCTTCTAATTTTTTTGTATACATTTCCATTAGAGGAATAGGAATACCAAAATCATCTGGATAACTAACACCCTCACCAATAGTTAGCATACTACTCCACGGATTTGAAACACCAAAATCATAGAAAAATCCACCTTCGTCATTTTCAAATCTATCAGCTATTTTATTTTTATAAACATCTATTTGTTTTTGAAATGCAGATCTTTTATAACCACTAATTTGCTCTATTGATTCATTATTAAAAGGAAGACTATCTAATATTGCTTTTGACTCGTCAAATCCCCCTCCATCGGGGGTTGCTTTAAGTGAAAGTTTATCTTTAATTCTTTCAAACGCAGACCTTTGATCAAATGGCCCCATTCTTGGAGGTAAATCTTCTCCTTGCATATGAGGAGGTAAAAGATTTTTATCTATTTTAGTTGGGTTAAATAAGCCATTACCTATGTAATGATCCAACATTCCTTTAAAGAAAAAACCTGTTGCACCAATTCCTCCATATTTAAATGTATTCATAAATTGATCAAAAAGTCTTCTACGGTTTATTAAACTATAAAGTTCTCTAGTAGCGCCAACCATAGGTCCAAAAAGTCCACCTAATCCTTTTGCAGATTTTTTAGGAGAAAAAGTACCTATGCCTGTTGCAAGATCCCACGCACCTTTTCCCATTCTATTAACACCTTTACCAAATTTTATAGGCAAATCTGCGTAAGTTTTAATAGATCCAAAAGCTCCTCCGTAAACAGCTCCTAATATTGCTTCATTTGCACCATTAGCAATTGCTTTGTCAAGCTCAAAATCCCAATCAATTAATCCAAAAGGTTCTTTAACATTTTCATTAATCCAAGGTTCAAGATTGTCTTTTTTAACCCTACTATGATATATGTTTTTTATTAGAGGCGTACCTCGTTGCTGCGTTTGATGAGCGAGATAAGTTAATCCTTTGTAGCCTGCTTGTGCTATTAATTTAGTAGAATCCCATGCAAATTGAGGCCATTCTATAGCTGTTTCAGGGAATTCAGGAACAGAAATACCTACGTGTTCTAACAATTCACCTAATTTAGGAAAAATTTCTTCAGGCTTATCAATGGCCCATTTAAGCGATTCCATAACACCTGTCATTCTTGAATAGTTTTCAACATCTGATAATGTCTTAATACCAGTTGTATCTATTATATCTATAGCCGTAGTAGGGTTGCCTAAAGGTGCATCTGCAAGATGTGAAAGCCCCATACCCTCTAATACGTTTGGAATTTGATCAGAGGGTAATCCATTATTTTCAAAAAATTGAGTAAGACTAGTATTTTGCAAGTCATTAGCTTTTACAAAAGAATCAAATTTATCAAGAGCTAATAATGATGAATCACTTAATCCTCCTGAAAGTCCTCCTGTTATTTCAGGTAAAGAGCCAGCTAATCCACCTCCGCTTTTAAATTGAGGCATTTGACCTTTATTTAAGGCGTCCATAAAACTAGGACCAAATTTTTTAACTGCAGAAGCTTGTACTACATACTCTCCGTTAGACAACATGTGAGGTATTTTATCGTCTTTTGGACCACCTTCACCCGTAATCATACCCCCTAAATTTTTTCTTCCTATTCTTCTGCTCATTGGAACTCGTGCAGGAGGTAAAGATACATCTAAATTGTCAGGATCTAAAGTATTTTGTAAAACATTAATTGCATCAGATAAATCTAAAATCTTTTCAACAATTTTAGAAATACCTGTTTCTAATACAGTAGATTGGCCTTTTAATCTTTTTGCAGTGTCAGCTTGTAAATCCGGATCAATAGATTGTTCTATAGATTTAACTTCTTTTAATGAATTTTTTAAAAAACTTAAAGTATTTTCTAAATCATTTAATTCAATTTGTTTTAAAGATATAGTTCCTTGAGTAGCTTCTTGTTTATCAATTGATTTAGATAAAGCTTCTGCTGTTTCTTTTGGGTCTCCAAATATAGCAGATTTAAACCCTTCATAAACTTGTTTTCCTAATTCAAAGAAAACAGATCTTACTGCAGGATCTAAAAGTGCAACAGTAATACCCCCTACAAAAGAACCAACTATACCTGCGATAAGACCAACAAGAGGACCACCTAATGCTGTTCCTACTGCAGTAGAAATACTTCCTGCAGAAAAAGCTCCCGATAAAACTTTCCCATAAGAATCTGCAACTTCTTTTTCAAATCCAACACTTTCTAATGCTATTTGAAATACTTCACCTATTACTAATCCTTTAAATATTTGCTTTAAACTAGACATAACAAGATCTTTGCCAGCTTTAACAAAAGAAGCTCCAAATAATGCACTAGCAAGAGCAGTAGTAAATGACTTTACAGGTTTAAAACCAATCATAGATAAGCCTAAAGCAAAAGATAATGCACCTACAAAAGCTTCTGCAAATTTACTTTCAAACTCTAAATTTGTTCCAAATATACCATCAATAATCCCTTCACCTACTTTTTGAAGAAAAATAGAAAGGTCATTTAAAACACCTGCAGCACCTGCACTATCTGTTCCTACAACAATATCTTTAATATCAATTACAATACCTTCAAAGAAATTTCTTACCCCTTCTTGTTTAGGAATATCTGTTGAAATATCTTTTATAAATAATTGATAACCTGCAATAGTAAGTATAACCGGTAAGCCTCTGCTAAAGGCTCCACTTATTAAATTAACAGCTGCTAAACCAAAGCCAAGTCCAGCTAATTTTAAAACTTCAAAAGTAGCTTGTGGAAATACTAAAGCTAAACCTAATCCACCTGTAATACCTGCAGCAATCATAGGATTATCTTTAATTACATTAAACCCTGATTCTAAAGAACCTTTAATGTCAAAAGGATCACTCCCTGCATCAGGGAAAACTTCATAACCTAAAAGATTTCTTTTAATATCTTTAGATAATTCTTGTATTTCTTTAGAATAATCTTTAGGGTCAAATCCAAAAATACTATCTTGAATTCCTTGAACAGTAGGGGAATTTTGAGCTAAATTAACAATAGCTGTTTTATAATTTTCAATTGAAGAGGTTAAATTATCTAAGCCTCCGCTTAACCCACTTAAATTATCATAAGTAGTTGTCAAAGAATCTGTTAAATTTTTAGTTTGTTCTGTAATAGAATTAAATGCAGGAGAAACATAATTACTTACTCTATCAAATAAATTAATAACAAGTTCACTCCAATTAGTAAGTTTGACAAAAAGTTTGTCTAATAGTCCTTGCTCTTGTTCTATTTGATTTGCATTAACACTAACTTTAATTACTTTTTCTTTTTCGTCTTCATTATTTCCAAATAAAATTTTTAATAATGCTCTTATATTATTTGTAAAATCTTTAATTGTAGTTTCTATAGTCTTAAACGAGTCAACAAAAGATTCGGGTAAAGTAAATTGTTCAAAAAATTTTTTAAAGTTAAATATTTTATTACCGTTAGAATTTTCTTCTAAAAAATCAAATTTAATATTAGGAGTAATTAAATTTTTAAAAGTTTCAAAACTTTTTTTAAATGATTCTGCAGCTTCCTCTGGTTTAAATTCTACACTAAAAATATTTTTTAAAGGATTTAAAAGTTTTCCTAAAGTTGCTGCTGCAAGTCCAACTTCAAATCTAACAAGATAAAAATAAAAACTTGCATTATCTGCAAAAGATTTTAATCCTCTAGTAATTTTTTCTAGTTTATTAATGATCATTTCTGACCATCCAGTTTCTGTTGCTAAAACACTTAAAGAACGTTGTAATTCAAATCTAAATGCATTACTAACTGAGTCTACTGTCTTTTTAATTAATAAAAATTCTGTTGCAATTTCTGGAGCCGCTTTTTGAATAGCTTTTAATACGGCTTCAGTAGTTAATTTGCCTTCGGCAGCTGCATCTCTAAGTTGTCCAAAGGGAATACCAATACCATCAGAAATAGCTCTAGCAATTCGAGGTGTTTGTTCTAAAACAGAATTAAGTTCTTGGCCCCTTAACTGCCCTGAAGCTAAACCTTGGCCAAATTGAATAATAGCTGCTCGAGCAGACTCAGATGACGCCCCTGATATAGTAACAGCTTGGTTAATTGTTCTGGTAACTTCTAAAAGTTCCTTTGCGCTAGTGCCACTACCTCTTAATGCCAATCCAAATCTATTAAAAGTTTCTGCAGTAGTACTAAATGAAACTCGTGTTTGAGATGATACTCGTGCTAAAGATTGCATAGTAGAATTTAATTCTCTACCTCTGCCAGTAACAAGAGCAATTTTATTCTCCATATTAGTAATAGAATCAGATGCTCTTGTAATTCCTTTTGTAAAAGCACTAAGGCTAATAAATGCTGTAGCACCAATTGCTATTTTATTAAAGGCGTTTTGAAGCCTTTTGGTAGATGTTTCAATATTACCAACGGACTTTTCTAATTTACCTAAATCTCTTCTTGCTTGAGTACTATTACTACGTACTCTAATTTCTACTCCACTCATATGTAGCTCCTTAATAAAATTGCCCCCTAATGGTTATCTCAATAATAGAGAGGCCATCAGAGGGCAAATATTAATTAGGGGTTAGTATACCAACACGTACAAGTACTTGTTCAATAAAGTATTTAGGTGCCTGTTTACTATGTCCATTATTGAGGGGAACAATGTGTTCAACCTCATTTATTATAATTCCGTCGATATAACCATTTATATCTTTTTGTTTCGTATTTCGCCAGCCTTCTCTAGCTTCTCCTGTATCTACAGGAGTAACTATTCTAAGCTGATTAGTAGCATAATCTATTTGCTCTTTGATTTCATTACTAGCTAGTTTAGCTACTTCTTCTTCTATACGTCTCATTTCTTTTTCAAAATCAACTACATCAATATTTACTTTGATAGACATTATTTTTGTCTCCAGTCTAAATTATCACCATCTCTAGCAGCTAACATTTTCTTAAGAAATTCGCCTTTAGGTACTGCTCTATCAGGTTCTCGTAATAGCTTTTTATTTGTATTTTCTTTTATAGCTTTTAAAGAAGGAAATAAGTTTTCTCCGGATTCTTTAACACCTTGTGCTTTTAAAAGTAAATATGTACGTTGGTCTTCTTGCCAACCGATTGGTCTTTTATGAAAAAATTCTATCCATCTAAGGAGTTCATTATAAGGCATTTCTTCTTTTAAAATATACACAGGCATTTTTAAATGATATGCAATTTCAAAGAGAGTTTCATCCTCTTGAGTTAGTTTCCCTCAGAAGTTCCACCAGATAACCCAGAGAATTCAAGAATATTTTCTGATAATTCGTTTAATGCAGCAATAGGAAAAGTACTAAACTCTTCGTTACTTAAGTCTTCTGCACCTACTACAGCAATTTTAATTACACCGCGAAGGAGTTCTGTTTGAGAGTCTTCAGCTTTGCTCTTAGAAGTCTTTTTAATCATGTTTTGGACTTTAAGAACTTCACCTACTGACAATTGACGAACTTCAACTTCGTCTCCCATAAAAGGGAATTTTTTAGTAATTACTTTTCCAACTAAATGTTTCATATTTTTCCTAACTAATCTTATCTTTTTCTGTAAATAAATTCGGGTTGTTTGCTTGAAAATCATCAAGCATTTTTCTGCACGTATGTAATACTGATAGTGTTTCCATAATTTCTTTTCCAATATCAGAGTCACTATCAAAATCTTGAAAGCGCTCAAAGCTCTTACGAATACTAATATCTACACTTCGGCGCATGTGCCTAAAGGTAGTTCGCATTACAAACGTTTTACTAAACGGTTTGTCTGTCATACTATATCTTTCTAATAAGTTAAGGAAGCCCCCGTTAAGAGGCTTCCAAAGTATTTTTAATTTATGGTAGTGTTACTGGTCCAAAGAAATCAGACTGAGTTGACATAGTAACCGTAGCGGTTGTAGAGTCTGTCAACGCAGGATTTACAAGGATAGCTTCCATTTTACCTGTAAAGTAAAATTCTGTGTTACCATAAGCCAACGCTGTAGTTGCAGTGTCTAAGCTAGCTGCAAGTGTAGTTGCCTGTGAACACATCATAAAGCGGAATGCGCCCTGTGTACCAATAAGGGCGTGGAAAGCGTCCATGTCTTCTGGAACGTAGTTTACAGTAACTTCAAGTGTGGGAGCATCAGA